ATCGGTGAAATCAAAGAAGCAGCAGCCGAGGTAGAAGAAGAAGCTCCATCAGTAGAGGTCGAGGTTGAAGCAGCCGTAGAGCCAACGATGGAGGACAAAATCAAGGAGATGGTTATGCCACTCATTGAAGAGATGAAAGCTGAGTTATCAGCAATCAAAGAGGAAATGGCAAAAAAGAAGCAAGAGATGTCTAGCGATATGCCTGCTGCTATGCCCATCCGCCACAACCCAGAAGCAGCACCTGCCCCTGCACGAGTGAACCTCGCACAGAATGCCCCGGAGTCTGCTCTTGACCGAGTTCTTGCCCGTATTAACAAATAAATCAATTAAACAATGCCCACGACTACTTCAATCACCACGACCTATGCTGGCGAATTCGCTGGCCGTTACGTGGCCGCTGCTCTTTTGAGCGCACCTACCTTGGACAAAGGTCTCATCGAGATTATGCCCAACGTATACTACAAATCCGTTATCCAAAAGGTTAACACAGACGACATCCTGAAGGACGCTACTTGCGACTTCGACCCAACATCTACCGTGACCTTGACCGAGCGTGTTTTGACCTTGGAAGAGTTCCAAGTTAACTTGCAGATGTGCAAGAAGGACTTCGAGCAAACTTGGCAGGCCGTAGAGATGGGTTATTCTTCTTTCAAGAATGTACCTGCTTCTTTCACCGACTTCATCGTTGCCTACGCTGCTGAGCGTGTTGCTGCTCGTATCGAGCAAAACATCTGGGCTGGTGTTAACGCATCTGCTGGTCAGTTCGCAGGATTCCAAACTTTGTTCGCTGCTGATTCTGACGTTATCGATGTAACCGGTACTACCGTTACTGCTTCTAACGTAATCACCGAGTTGGGTAAGGTAGTTGACGCTATCCCTGCTGCTCTTTACGGTAAGGAAGATTTGTACTTGTACGTTCCTCAGAACGTGGCTAAGGCCTACGTACGTGCTTTGGGTGGCTTTGCCGCTTCAGGAGTAGGTGCAAACGGTGTTGACAATGCTGGTACCACTTGGTTCAACAATCAGGAGTTGTACTTTGACGGTATCAAAGTTGCCGTTGCAAATGGTTTGTCTTCTAACAAAATGGTGGCTGCACAGAAGTCAAACTTGTTCTTCGGTACCGGTTTGTTGAGCGACAAGAACGAAGTTCGCCTGATTGATATGGCTGACATCGATGGTTCTCAGAACTTCCGCTTGATTATGCGTATGAGCGCTGGTATCCAATACGGTATCGGTAGCGACATCGTTTACTACGGAGCTTAATTAATTTCAAAAATCCTGATAGGGGTGGTGGTGTAATGACGCCCCACCCCTTTCTTTTTTAAACCAACTAAAAAAACAAAACAAAATGGCTTGTGCATTATCCCTTGGCCGAATCGAACCTTGCAAAGACGTTGTAGGTGGCATTCAGGCGGTTTACTTTCTGAACTATCAGAATCTTACGGTTACCTACGATGTAACCAATACAGACGCTATCGATACATTGGGTAGCGGTTTGACGGCATACAAATACGAATTGAAGGGTACGTCTTCTTTTGAGCAGGCAATTACTTCAAGCCGTGATAACGGAACTACGTTCTTTGACCAAACCTTGAACCTGACCTTGCACAAGTTGAGCAAGCAATCACACAAGGAAATCAAGTTGATGGCTTACGGCCGTCCTATCGTAATTGTAGAAGACCGCAACTCTAACTTCTTTGTTGCAGGTTTGGAACACGGTTGCGAGGTTACCGGAGGAACAATTGTTACCGGTGCTGCTATGGGCGATATGTCTGGCTACACCTTGACCTTGAATGGCCAAGAGCAGTTGCCTGCAAACTTCTTGGATGGTACTTTGGCTGCTTCTGGTATTTCTACGATTGTCTCCGGTTCAGATTTTTAATGACCTATGGAAAAGGCATTAAAGATTATGAACCAAATGTCTGCCCAGCGGATTGAACTTGCAGCAACAGACGATTTAGAAGCGGCATTCCGTGACCTGGCTACGGTCAGTTCCGATTACGATGTTATCGTAAAGAATGCACGGGAGTTTGAATCTGACGCTGCACGTTTGAAAGGCCGGTACGGAACCATCAGCAATCAGGGAAGCCAGGCGTTGAAGGTGTTGCAATCCATCCTTTCCCGTATCACGAAATCCCAAAAGGAAATCGTTAATCAGGCAAAGGAATTAGGAGTAGCAGCAAACACAATTCCCGCATACAATAAGTCGCAACAACAAGCAGCATTATTGGAGGCGAAGATTGCCTACCTTAGAAACGACCTGGAGCAAGATTTGAAACAATCATTACCACAGATTTAATAAATCAGTTCCAATTTAAAAGAGCCATCCTTCGGGGTGGCTTTTTTATTTAAAACAAAAAGCAACAAACGAGTTATTTGTAAGATGAACATTTTAACTACAAGCGCATCAGCGCAGAATTTGCAAATCATCCCTCGCTCGTTTCCCGCTTCTGTATCGGCACGGTTAACGAATGAGTCCACCAATACCATCCAAACGCAAACAATCGCTCCTACAAGCGCAAACGGTTATATGACGTTGAATGCTGCTTGGACCTTAAAGGAAGCAAACTTTTACCTATTGGAGGTATTTGATGGCGTAAATTTGATATACAGAGGTCGTGTATTCTGCACGAACCAAACAAACTTCGAGAAGTTCACGGTAAACAATGGCGTTTACACGCAAGAGCAGGCAGGAGATAACACGTTCGTAATTATATGAGCAACATACGATTTATGGCCTTGAACTCCTACGTTAAGCCGCAGGTGAAAGAGGTTAGTGGAAAGCAATGGATTGAGTACGGAGATGATAACAATTATTTCCAATACCTAATCGACCGCTACAATGGAAGTCCTACCAACAACGCTATCATCAATGGCGTTATTGATATGATTTTTGGTAAAGGTCTTGCCGCAACAGACGCAGCACAGAAGCCAGATGAGTACGCAATGATGATGTCGTTGTTTACCAAGAACTGCGTTAAGAAGGTTGTTAGCGACTTTAAGATGATGGGCAATGCTGCCTTTCAGGTGATTTACAACCAAGACCATTCCAAGATTGTAGGTGTTGAGCATATCCCGGTAGAAACCTTACGAGCTGAACGTGCAAACGAAGACGGATTTATTCCCGCTTACTACTACGCTAAGGACTGGAATCGTGTAGCACAACGCAAAGAGGTACCTGTACGCATTGAGGCGTTTGGTATGTCCAAAGCAGGAATCGAGATTCTATACATCAAACCATACAAGGCAGGATACTACTACTACGCACCTACGGACTACCAAGGTTCCTTGCCTTATGCCGAATTGGAGGAAGAGGTAGCCAATTACCACATCAGCAACATCAAGAACGGCCTTGCACCGTCTATGCTGATTAACTTCAACAACGGAACACCAACAGAAGAAGAGCAGACGTTGATTGAAGCACGTATTGCGGATAAGTTCTCCGGTAGCTCGAATGCCGGTCGGTTTATCCTGGCCTTCAACGACAATAAGGAACTCGCAGCAACAATCGAACCCGTACAATTATCGGACGCAAGTGAGCAGTACCAATTCCTTTCGTCTGAATGTACGCAGAAGATTATGGTAGGCCACCGGGTAACGTCTCCGATGCTTTTGGGCATTAAGGACAATAGCGGGTTGGGTAACAATGCTGACGAGTTGAAGACGGCATCTATCCTGTTCGATAACGTGGTTATCCGCCCTTTACAGGAGATTATCCTGGATGCAATAGAGCAAGTGCTATCTTACAACGGAGCGTCTCTAAACATCTATTTTAAGACGTTGCAGCCGTTGGAGTTTAAGGAGGAGATTGTTGCTCCTGCCGAGGTTATTGAAGAGAATACAGGCGTTGAGGATAGCAGCGTTGCTTTGTCTGCTGACGTGTCGGACGAAGTGCTAAACGAAATGTTTGAAACGCTGAACGAGTTTGGCGAAGACGAAGATTTAGACAATTGGGACTTGGTGGACGAGCGCCCGGTAGATTACGAGCAGGAAGAGTATTTGGATTCTATTTTGCAGTTCGCTAAGACCGGGGAAGCATTCCCAAACGCTAAGTCTGACCAAGACGGTGAAACCAAAGACGGCCGCAAGTACAAGATTCGTTACTCCTACGCGCCGGGAACTACCAAGACCAATAGCCGTGAGTTTTGTAAGCTGATGGTAAGCGCAAAGAAGGTCTACCGCAAGGAGGACATTATGCGTATGCGTAAGCAAGAAGTTAACGCAGGATTCGGGCCACGTGGTGCATCAACATACGACATCTGGTTATACAAAGGAGGCGCACGTTGCCACCACTTCTGGATGCGTAAGACGTACCTGGCAAAAGCCGAAGGCGTAACTCCTGACGCTAAAAACCCGAATGCAGACGTATCGGTAAACCAAGCTCGCAAGGCAGGTGTAAAGCCAGAGGCAAACAATCCAAAGGTTGCAAAGCGCCCGGTTGATATGCCTAATGAAGGATTCTTAAAACCACGCAAATAATGCCAACTGCTCTTTTTATCAAGCGTGAGGATATTGTACGCAATACCGTAATCTCCGGTAACGTAGATACGGATAAGTTTATCCAATTTATCAAAATTGCCCAAGAGATTCACATCCAGAACTACACGGGTACGAAGTTGTACGACAAGATTTCTGCGGACATCATTGCCAACACACTTGCGGGTAATTACCTATCATTGGTAACCGACTACTTGCAGCCGATGCTTATCCACTTTGCGATGACAGAATACCTGCCGTTTTCGGCCTTTACGGTGGCCAACGGTGGTGTTTACAAGCACACGTCAGAGAACGCAACAAGCGCAGATAAAATAGAAGTTGACTACTTAGTTGAAAAGGAGCGCACGATAGCGAAATACTACACGGAGCGTTTCATCGACTATATGTCTTTTAACCAATCCCTTTTCCCGGAATACAATGCAAACGTCAACGAAGACATCTACCCGGACAGAGATTCCCGCCCGGCATCGTGGGTACTATAAAGTAAAGAGCGAGAATCTAATCAAACTACAAAAGTATCTCGATGGAAAGTCCAAATAATACAATTCAATGGGGACAAGGTTCCGCCTACAACGAAATCGGTTGGGGGCAGGGATATATCAACGCTATAAGTTGGGGTGAGATACATCCCGACTCTTGGGGACATCCAGAAACGAACCTCACGGGTCAGAGCGGTGATGCTTACGACTATTTCTATTTGCAACGTGTAACGGCAGCAGGAGGGTATTACGAGGGTAGTGCTTGTGCAGTTGCTAAAATTGATGCTTGGTTATGAGTTTTTACGATGACGCTTCTTGGCTTCTGATTCCCGAGGGGATTGAGGAGGATATTGTATTTGCCCAAAAGCCTACCAGCGGATTGGGTGACCTCCAGTTCACCCGTGCCTCTGATGCCACCCGTACCAATAGTGCAGGGGTGATTGAACGGACTCCGTGGAATTTGTTGCAGTTTAGTGAACAGTTTGATAATGCAGCTTGGACTAAACTAAACATAACCATAACTTCCAATGAAGCAGTTAGCCCTACAGGAACATTGACTGCTGATAAAGTTGTGCAAAGTGTAAATGTTGGCTCCGATTTACGTACGACATCTACTTTTAGCTTGGTTAGTGGCAACACATACACTTGGAGTATTTATGCTAAAAATGCTGGCTATAAATACGTTCGTCTTATTGCTTGGTCAAGTGATGACCCAGTTACAATTTACGATTTAGACTCTATTTCTGTAGTTTCTGAATCAGGTCCAGCGCACACATCTACAATACAAGACGTTGGTAACGGGTGGAGACGTTTAACTATAACAAGAACAGTATCAAGTGCTGTTGGATGGGTTCGTTGTGTTCCACTTTCAACAGCTAATGGTTCGGGGACTCCAAACAACATTGATGGTGTTTATCTCTGGGGCGCACAAGTGGTAGAAGGCACAGACGCAAAGCCCTACTTCGCAACTACCAACAGACAAGATGTACCACGAATCGACTTCAGAAACGCAGACGGGACATTGAGTAGTTGTGGTCGCTTGTTGCTCGAACCCCAACGTACCAACAGAGTACTGTACTCGGAGCAGTTTGATAATGCGGCTTGGGTAAAAAGTGTCGCAACAGTAACGGCAAATACAACCATTTCTCCCGATGGCTCCCAAAATGCAGATACAATTGCATTTACTGCAAGTGCAATTGCTTTTTGTCAGCAGATAGTAGCTGGAGCTTTTGAAAGTCAATCGCACACAGTTAGCGTTTACGCAAAGGTTGCGAGCGGCACGGCTA